TCATACACTTGCCTACGATTCTTGATCCTAGCCTTAGTGTTGTTTTTGTAACTCGCCAATTGTTTAATATGTTGTCCGGTCTTTCCCATTTTCCGCTTTCGTCATGTGCTAGTAATTTTAGTTTCTCACCATCGTAAGAGTTGTCACCAGTGTTTTTCCAGTCAATAGTTGTATCAAGTCCATCTAGTTCTCTTAGTTGCTCATTACTCTCAAGCTTTCTTCTAGTAAGTTTTGAAGCCGGAACCCTATACGCCAGTTCTGTCTTAGGACGATCCATACCGTCTTGGATCGGCTTGAAGAAAAACGGATAGTTAACGGATATTGGCACGACTTTATCTGTAAACATTTTTTTAGCATCTGCTCCAGATTTAGATAATATACCGAATCTGGCATCACTTGATATCGTCGCTTGATTAACAAGCTCTGCTGAGGACATAAATGAAAATCCAGACCTTCTGTTTTTAAGATAGCACATCCCGTAACATCTGTTATCTGCTTTGCATGCTTCCCAAAATATATAGAATAATCTATTTGCTTCTCTGTAATTTGGTGCGCCAACATCGATCTTTGACCATTGTAAGTACATGTAATGAGTACCAGTGATATATGTACAATCGCCTTTATTATAAAACCAATAGCCTTGTTCTCTTCTTGTAAATTCTTTATCAATGTAATCATACCACTTTTCTTTAAACTCAGTGTCATGCTCTTCCCAATCAAACCTAGATTTAATTCTACTTAATTCTTTTGGGTACTCTTGCTTTTCCCAGTATTGCTCCGCTTTTTCTTTACTTCGTTTAAACGGTTCATTTGCTGCTGGTAAAGCAATCCTGAGATTCTGTATTTCAATGATTTGTCCAATTTGTCCAGTTTTACTTATTACTATAAAATCATAATCAGAGTTGTAACCATACTCCCATTTTTTGAAACGATTTTGTTTCTTTAATATTTTAGGGTTAACAATATCTTTAACTTCTTTCCAAAGCGTTTGCTCGTAACTCATTTGCTTCTCCCTTCAGCAAAACCTTTAAAAGCTTTTTGTTCTTTTACTTCTTTAGGTTTTTCATTTAAAATATCTTCTTCTATCTGTATACGAGTTAATATTTCAAAAGCATCAAATATTGCTAATTTTTTTGTTGCAGCAGCATTTTTTAATCTATCAGCGCTTACATCGTCGTCTGAGTCTACAATCTTTTCTTTTGCTACTTTAATTAATTCTTCAACTGCTTTTTGCCCAGCTTGGATTATTTTCTTTTTCGTTTCCTTTATATTCATGGGTTAAAGCTATATCATTTGATTTCATACAATAGAGTCGTTCACCATCTATAATAAACTCAAATTCAGAGTTTGGGGTAAACGTAATAAGTGTTCCAGGTGTTATTCCTAGCGCTTCTAAGGTGTTGTTAGTGTATTTCACTACACCAACATTAGGTTGTTCTTTTCTATTCTCTAGAAAATGGGTATTTAAAACTGGTTTTATAAAGCAATAATCTAAATGTGGTTTTAAGTTATACATATAAATCTGCTCAGGTGAAACAAAATAAAGATCATCTTTAAAGTAAGTTGAACTATTTCGCTCTCTTCCTTTTTGATCATACCACCTTCTAAATATATTATGATGAATATAAACTTCATCTCCTACATTTACTTTAGTTTTAAAAGCAGCTGGAATAGAAACTACAACTGCTTTTTTACTAATAAATTGATAATCTTCAATACCTGTATTGACAATAAGCTTTTTATCACCTATTTTTTTTACATTATCGTATCTTTCGTTTAGAGGTTTTACGATAAAGCTATATAAGCTTTTCATTAATATTTAAGATCGTACTCTACAGAAACTGCCATGTTAGAGTTAAACTTTTTCCAAGGCAATACTTCGTCGTTTTTAGTTATATATATATTATACGACTCGTCTTTATCTTTAAAAATAATATCACAAATTATATGACCACCATAAACCTCTTGTCCAGTAGAATAATGCATTGCTTGATTTTTATAGTCAGCTCCTATGCTAATCTTCCTTATTACCTTTGACATCTGCTTTTATTTCAGTATAACTACCATCTTCTAATTTTATATCAATAGCTCCATACTCAGCTTCCAAAACATCTTTAAAATCTTCTATATCTTTATTTATTACTGCTATCTCATGTAATAACCCGTGTTTTTGAGATTCTAATACGCCTATATTTTTTATTAGCTCATTTAATTGCAATTGCTGCTCTTTAATTAACTTTAATTCTTCTTCTTTTATTTTATTCATTTTATTTAATTTTATTTGATTGTTAATTATATATTCACTTGTTTTGAATTTTATTTACTCACAACTTTCCGGATCGTCAGCTCTTCCAAAATCTTTAATTTCAAAAGAATTTCCACTTGATGCTTCTTTATAGTAACCAGGGTCAGCTACATTTCCACTGTCTCTAACATCACTTTTGTAAATTATATCACTTTTCGCTACATTATCTTCACCTTCTTTATATAATAACCCATAGTCGGCTTGCTCACAAGCTTCTTCAGCACTTCCTGCAGGTTCAGTTGTTGCACTAAAAGGTAATAGTGGTGTCGGACAATTTCCAATAATAGTTACTACGTTTGAGCCTGCCGCCATAGCATAATAACCAGAAGACTTATCAACTTTTTGATATGCGAAGAAAAATCCATAGGGGTCTGTTAATGGTATAGCTCCTTCAGAGTCTATATATACTTTATCACCAAGCTTTAGAGGTTCATCTCCATTATTTTTATAGTATGTAGTATCTATTTCATAACTACAAGCTTCTAAACCTTCGCCTGCTTCTAAAGTACTAAAAAAAGGTTTTATTACTTCTGGTTCAGGTGATGTTCCTACGCTTGCTGGCTTTAAAGCTGATATTGGTATTCCTAATCTTATTTTCATATCAACTCATCTTCTGGTGGTGGATCAGGAATTATATCCCATTTGGCTAATTGTAATAACCAATCTTCTTCATTATAATACGAGTCAATTATAGGTTGTCCAGAATCAAGTTCTGTTCCTGCTAAGCAAAAACCATAATGAACAACACTAGGTTTACCGACTCTAACAAATAAAACCTTTGCTTGATTATGTGCTATAAACCACGTATCTTTTTCTACTACTTTTTTTACACTCATTTTAATTAATTTATTCTTGTATCACCTGTAATTGTCCAACCAGCTATGGCGCCTGCTAGATAGTCTCTTGCGACTCCAGCATTTGCAAAATTAGCTCCACCACTTGCTAAATTATTAAATTGTAAACTTGCTAAAGTTGCTATATTAGCAGCATTCACATTATAAGGAGCTGAATTATTGTAAACTTGATTTGCCCAGCCAACAATAGTATTTGTCCAATTAACATCACTTAATGTCTGATTCTTATAGAATAAATACTGCATTGTATTAATATTTGGACCTAATGTCATTGATCCTAAATCGTAATTATAATCTACATCAAAAAGAAATCTATCAAGAAAACCATTAACATTCCAAGAACTTAAATCAAAATCAATTTTAGTACCCCTAAATAAGTAATAGAAGTTGACACAGTTATCAACATTCCAAGAACTTAGATCACCATCAAATTCAACTGCATCGTAAAGAAACTGACTCATACTTGTAACATTACTCATGTCCCAAGAACTAATATCTGAATTAAATTTATAATTAAAAGCAAAAGTTCCTATGGCATTTACAAGTGAGGAAGTGTCCCAATTACTAATATCACTATCAAAATCAAAAGATTGATAAAACATAAACTGCATAGTCGTAACATTACTAACGTCCCAAGCATAATAAGTATTACCATCAACAGTAACTTGCTTTGTATTTATACCAGGATTAGTATTGTCCATAGCTGTTTTTCTAAGCATACTGGTCATATCAGTAACATTAGAAGTGTCCCAAGTAGATATATCACCATTAAATGATGAGGCGTTGAAAAGCATCTCTTGAGTATTTCTTATTTTTGAAAAGTCCCACATATTTAGGTCTTTATTAAGACTAATGCAACTTTTAAAACAATAGCGGAAGCTTTTTAATGGTCCTTGACCCAATTTCCACGTTTCTAAGCCTGAACCCTCAAATGCAGGATTACCATGAAACATGTAATCCATTGAAGTACATGACGAGAAATCCCAATTAGCTACACTTGAATTAAAAACACTAATAGAACTTGCAGAATACATAAATTGCGACATATTTGTCACGTTAGAAATATCCCAATTATCTAAGTCTTGATTAAAGACTCTAGTATCTCTAAATATGAGTGACATATTAACAATGTTAGAAACATTCCAAGCGTTAATTGACTCATTACCTTTAAAGCTAAAACAACCATTAAACATGTTTGTCATAGTAGTAGCTGAAGAAAAATCAGGTATGTCTGTAGCTGTCATATCCACAGCTTCGCAATTCTTAAACATAAAATACGGAAGATATAAAGAGTGTTGTCCCCATTGTATAATTTCTCTTATATCTTGCCTACCAGCGCCTATTGATTGATAAATAGACCACATACCTCCAAAATTTGCAGTATCGTTTTCTTTATTACCTATGGACATTACAGGGTTCTCAACAGTACCATCATACTGGTGTGTTACAGGTTGAATTGTTCCACCTGTCCCTGATAAAATATCTACTGTACCATCACCCCAATCTATAGTTAAATCTCCAGTTGTCTTGTAAAGTCTAAAAATTCTAGCTTCTTTAGGTACTCCAATAGAAACATTCCAAGATACTTTATAAGGATATGGATCTGTAGGTATAATTCCACCACCACCCCCACCAGGTCTAGAAATACCAGGTAAATTAGATAAAGATGGTATTTGGCCTCCTATACCTAATTTCACAATTTAAAATAAAGCTATTATTCTTTTATCTACGTCTGCAGCCGTGAATGGTTCAGCTTCCCCTATACTTGTTACTTGCCAAACTTTAGTTACTAAAATTGGTAAAAAAGAACCTGCTGTTACACCATAAAAAGTAACTGATTTAGCAAGAGATGTATCTGCTGGTTGTCCTTCCATGACTACCGTTATATTACAAGATACCCCAACATACAAACAAGCTCCCCTGCTTAATACACTAACACTGTCTCCAGTTGTTGGTATTCCGGTTTCTACTACTTGTTGTCCTATAGGATCTGAACCAGGTTCTCCGCTGACAATGTTTACACCTGTTATAGGATTTACTGAATGAGCAAAAACTCTAGGTTGAGCTGCTTCGTTACCAGATAATCCATCTATATCTATATTAGTTATATCTGCCATTATTATTTATTTATTTTTGTAATTTTTTCAGCACCACGACTCCCGAAGTAGGCTACGTAAACTGTTATTAATAGTGTTTTTAAAAGTTCTATCCAAGCTTCGTCAACATCAAATTGTAAATGAAAAGAATCTACAGACATCATGAATATGGCGGAAGCTGTTAAAAATATAAGAGCTAGAGGCCTTGTGTTTTTTGAAAGCCATGAGTCACTTTTCATATCTGCTCTCCATCTACTAGAAACTTCTTTCATTTCAGCTATATCTTGCTCTATAAGCTTCATAGCCTGCTCTTTATCAATTGCCTTAATCTTATTATCACTTGATATAAGATTTTTTACTACACCAAGTGTTCCTTGATTAGGTAACACATCCCCAAGAGCTTGTAGTACCTTAGGCGCTTTGCTTGATAAAAAAGCTCCTATTTTAGTTTCTTTAAATGTTTTTTTAGACATTTTTACATACAGTTTTTGGTAGCTCTTTGTAAGAACCCAGGTCTTGTTGATGGAGACTTCATTGACTCTTTAGTTTTACCGTATCTTCTAGTAACAGAGTAGTCTGATTGTGAAGCAGACTGATCTCCTTTAGAAGATCCAGTAGTACCTTTGTAACCTTTGTCAGTTCCACCTTTATCCATTGAATAATCAGTTCTAGTTGCTGATTGATCACCTTTCATTGCTCCATCTTTGTGCATTGGAGTTCCTTTTTTCATAGCAGCAGCTTCAACGGCTTTTTTAGCTTCGTATCTACCAGCTGCAGTATTACCATCAGCTTCTGCATTTCTAGCGTAGTCTTGAGCAATTCTTTTATCACTTTTATGTGTTGGAGATCCATACTTAGTAGCTACAGATTGATCTTTTTTTAATTGACCAGCAGCAGCGCCTGGATTTTTAGCAGTGTAACTTCCTCCATCTTGATTAGTTTTCATTTTATATGCCATACTCTTCTTGTAAGCCATACCTTTTTTCATCATTGGGTCTTTCATTTGTTTTATTTTTATTTTAAGTTGTCGATCAAGTGGGTAGTTTATTAAATCACGATCGTCTACAGCATTTTTTGTAACTCTGACTTTGGTTTTTGTACTAAAATTACCATTTTTTTTCTTTACCTTAGATTTTACAACAGCTACTTTCTTACCGTCTTTATAATATTTGTTTTTTATACCACCAAATAAGCTAGTGCCTTGTTTTTTTTCGTCATAAACAACGTTTCCATTTAATGGAGTTGTTAATATTCCTTTTGCTTTTACTCTATCTGACATGGTATTTTTTTATTTTTTTTCTTTTTTATAGGCTTCTTGTTCCCATGGAAAACTTTTACTTCCTTCCATAGTCCACTTACCATTATATTTTATTTTTCCGTTTTTACGTGGGTATTTCTTGCCGTTCCAAGTAACATATTTATCATTATAATCTAAGCCTTTTTTTCCGTTTGATTTAGCGAAGTCTTTAAATTGTTTAACGTGAACTTCTTCGTGGCTAATAACTTGTTCTTTTTGTTTCTTGTTGTCTATCTTATTATTTATTATAATAGTCCCGTTATTATTAGCTCTCCCTAATATACCATTTTTTTCTTCAACCTCGTAAACAGGTGTTGGGTTAGTTTCGTAAGGCGCTTTTAATTTAAACGCCATTGTCTTGGTTGTTATATGGAAAATAATTGTTTAATATGTTTTGTCTATTTTTACAACCACAACCACCCGGTATTGAGTCTGCTAATTTTTTTATACCTGAAGCTTTTGTAAATCTAGCTATTGTATCTCCTAGTCCTCTATCTTTCATAATACTTAATTTAAAATCTTGAACAACACCATCTTTTTCTAGCAGCTCTACCTCTTTCACCGTCCCAACTTTTTGATCTACTACAAAATGCTTTTTGTCTTTTGTAAGCTTTTGTACCAACTTTTACATCACACTTAGTTACAGCTGTTTTAAGTTTACTACCAGGATTAGCCTTTCTATAGGCTTTAACACCTTTAGATGTCATACCAGCACCTTCGTCTGTACTTCTGAAATTACGACCTTTTCCTTTTGTAGTTTTTCTTATAGCCATTACTTTTTACTTTTAATAGGTACACAATTATTAACAAGTCTTCCACCTTTTTTCTTCATTCCTTTTTTAACATAACCGTCCCAGCAAGGTTTTTTCTTTTTTCTTTTAGTAGCCATTATTTTTTCTTTTTACGAGTTCTACTTGACTCTCCACAAGGTGCTCCAGTTGCTACATTAATCCAGTTTTCTTTTTCAAACCAATCTCTAAGAGTAGCACCTTTTTTTCTAGCGCCTTTTACATTAGATTTACTAGATCTTTTATATTTTCCCTTACTAGCGGCAGATCTTTTAGCATTAACTACTTTTTTCTTTTCAGCAGCTGACATAGATCTTACTTTGCTAGCAGGTAAACAGACTTTGGTAGTTCCACCACCTTTTACCTTACTTTTTGCCATCACCTAGTTTTTTCATTGCTGCATTTCTAGCACACTTCATCTTCTTCGCGTAACTAGGGTTTTTCTTTCTATTAAAAACTATTTGCTGGTTAAGACTTCCAACAATAGCTTTTTTATTACCTTTTCTAGACTTAATAAGCCAACTAGCTAAATCACCACAAGATAATTCTTTAAACTTTCCTTCTGCATCTGCGTATTTACTATCTTTCCATTCAGGTTTTTTCTTGGCCATTATTTTTTCTTTTTACAAGAAGGATCTTTTTTATGATCATATCCTTTTGCCGCTAACTTATCATGATCTTCTTTTTTAAAAGCCATTTTAACTTTACAGTCTTTATACATTGGGTGTGGTTTGAATTTCTTAGCCATTTTATTTTCTTTTACTTTTTTTATTTCCAAATTTACTAGGTCCACCAGCTTTAGTACATCTCACACCCCAGCCAGAAGCATAAGCACTTGGCCATACTTTAAATTTCTTTTTTGCTGCCGCTTTACAAGCTGAACTAATTTTACCCATTATCTACGTTTTTTTGATTTTAATGCTAAAACTTGTTTAGCTAATTCATCTAGTTTTCCATCAGTTTTTGTACCATCTTTCACTAATGTAGAAAGCACTTTAATTTCTTCAGATAATATATCGTTCATCTGCTCCATCATATCAACTCTTTCTTTTAGATCTTCTATATTAGCATGATTCCATTTTTCTTTTAAATCATACTCTAATCTCTTAACTTCTGTAGGTGGCATTCTTTTCGCTAAATCAATATCGTCTTGTAATGTATAATACATACCAACTAAAGTAGTTGTTAACATGATTATACCTATTACTGTTTTTATATCAATTTTAAATTCTGTGTTCTCAGATATCTTCATACTCTCCTGTTGCATCAAATGACGGGCACGCTTTGTTAGCGAACTCATTGTGTGAATAAATAATAGCATCTGGATACATCGCCTTTAATGTTTTAAGGACGTGTAACAGACTTTCTTTTTGTACTTCTGTTCTAGTGTCCTTTGGTGTCTTACCATCACTCTCTACGCCGCCACAATAACAAATTCCTATAGAATTACGATTGTGCCCTTTGCAATGAGCTCCTGTTTTGTCTATATCTCTACCTTTTTTAATAGTACCATCTAGTTCTATATAGAAATGATAACCTATGTCTGTCCATCCTCTACTATTAATATGCCAGTCTTTTATTGTCTCAACTGGTATGTCTTGACCTTCTCTAGTGGCGGAACAATGAATTATGATCTCTTTTATATTCCTCATTTCTTTTTCTTATGTAATAATAACCATTTGTGTACAGTATACCCTATGGTTAAAGTTAACAATAAAATTTCTAACATTGGCTCTATCCAGTTTAAAGTGGCTAAAGCAAATGAAGATGCATTAAGTAAATACAGCTTCACATCTTCCATATCCATTATCTATTTGCATTTAATACTGCGTTTCCTTTATAAGGTATATTATCTATTTGTTTTAAAGTAGGTGTTATAACTGAGTTATTGCTTTTCATAACTCTAGTACCTACTATAGGTTTAGCAGTGTTTAATACTTTCCCTGCTGGTTTTTGTTTTTCTCCGTAACTTGGCATAATTATTTATTTTATGTTTTTTATTTAAGCTATATCAGCTTTTTTTGGATTGTAATTATCACCAAACCTAGCTCTTCCTAATCCTTCTTCCCAATCTTCAACAACACCTTTAACATATAAAGGACTTTCAGGAATATACTGAGCCAAATCACCAAACTCCTGCTCTTTCTGCATAGTGTTATTTGGTTTTAAATTTAAATCATTAATAGTTCCTATTGCAGTTAAGTCGGAAATTTGTCTACTTGGCATACCCGCTCTATTTAGCATTTCTTCTTCGTTCATCATCTTGTTTTATCTTTATTAACATAATCTATAGATTTAGTAATTACTTTAAAACTATATCTATTACTTTTTTCTAATTTTTTAGTAGGCATGTCTTCTTCACCTAACATTACGCGATACATGCGACTTATCAGCTGTTTGCACTTGTATGAAACTTTGTATATATGATATTTTTGAGTGGTGTGGTTTCTTTTCCGCCACACTATAATCCACCCTTGTTTCAATAGTTTGTTCCAGCGCCTGTTATCCCAGCTGAATGAGTACGTACCTTTTATAAAATCATCTTTAGTAAACATATCTATAGCATCAAGATATATTAGTAATTCTAATTCTGCATCATTTAAGTTATTAGTTTTACAAGCCCATTTTCTAATTATTCTGTAATGTTTAAGTAAACCTAGTTCTTTTAGATCACTAGATGTTAATTTTCTCACAACACTATGACTATATCAAATTCTTTAATGACCTTATATTGTTCTTTTTCTATTTCAATGTTGAAGCCAGACGACTTGTCATAGTAAACTTTGTCGCCTGGTACTATGCCTTCAACAAGGGTACCGACTGCTACAATCGTGGCTTGTCGGTACCTTATATCTTCTCTTTGCTTTTCAGCTAAGATTAAACCACCTTTAGTGGTTACATCAGTTTCTTTAATTGGATTAACAACTACGTATTTACCTATTGCTTTCATGCTCTAACGTTATTAATAACACAATCAGTAGATAATATTGTTGTGGCTACTGAGGCTGCGTTCATTAATGCACTTTTAGTAACTAGCAAAGGATCTATAATTCCGGCTTTTACCATATCAACCGTATTTCCTGTAACCACGTCTAATCCCGTGCCTTTTACTTCTGGTGTTTTATAATCTTCAACGCCAGCATTTTTAAGTATCAATTTATAAGGCTCTTTAATAGCACAGTAAAGTACTTCTTCTCCTATTGACATTGGTTTTAATTGCTGTGCGGCGTTTAATAAAGCTATACCACCTCCTGGCACTATACCTTCTTTGATCGCAGCTTTTGTAGCACAAATAGCATCTTCTACTCTATCTCTTTTTTCTTTTAACTCCATTTCAGAATTAGCCCCAACTTTAACTGTAGCAACTTTAGCTTTTAATTTAGCTAATCGTTTCTCTAGCCTAATTATTATATTAGGGTTTTTAGTTTCTTTAATTTGGTCTTCAAGCAATTTAATAACATCTTTGACATCTTTATTACTAGACAAGTCAACTTTCATGATAGTCTCCTCGTGATTAGTAACAGATCTCAAACAACTACCTAAATGTTCTGGATCTATGATATCCATATCATCACCTAGATCTTCGTTAATTAGTTTAGCACCAGTAACTGCGCATAAATCATTTAAGGTATTCTTTTTACTAATACCATAAACTGGTGCATCTATAATGTTAACCTTTATGTTTCCTTTTACTTTGTTCATTGAAAGTGCTGAAACTACTTGAGGGTCAACATCCGCTATTATAAGCAAACTTTTACCTGTCTTTATTACATGTTCAAGAACTGACTGAATCTTCCGCACGTTGGGTATTACTGATTCTACGATTAGAACCAACGGATTTTCAAGTTCAGCCGTGCCCTTTTCCTTGTTGGTAATGAAGTGGTTGTTTTTCAAGGGCTGATCATACTGCACGCCTTCTATTAACTCAACTACTGTTTCAGGTTGTTCATTTGTTTCCATCATAACAATACCTGTTTCGTCTACTAATCTAAACGCTTCACCTATAACCTTCCCAAGCTCTTTGTCATTATTGGCTGATATTGTAGCCACTTGGTCAATCTTTTTACCTTTTACTTTCTTTGATGTTTTTTCTAAATAAGCTAATACTTTCTTAACACCTGAGTCAATACCTTCTTTTAATTCTCTTGAAGTATCTAATTCACTGTGTTTGTAAGCTTCATCTAAAATAGCTTTTGCTAATACTGTAGCAGTTGTAGTACCGTCACCTGCGTCTGATACTGTTCTCTGTGCTGCTTGTTTTATTAACGTAGCTCCAATATTTTCTAAAGAGTCTTGTAATGTAACTGCGTTAGCAACTGTTACTCCATCTTTCGTTATTTGTGGCATGCCATTAGCATCTTCTAATATAACACATTTACCACTTGCTCCTAAAGTTGATCCTACTGCGTTAGTAAGTTTTTCAACTCCAGTTAATATCTGACTTCTGGCACCATCACCAAAAGCCAGATTTTTAACTAACTTTAATTCTTGCATTTAATTTAATTTGATATAATTGATTTTGAATACTACTCGAAGGTTTTAACTACTTTCGGTCCTTTGGTAAACTCTAGCTTTTTAGCATAATGTTCAATAGAAGCGTCTATTGCTTGCTCTGCTCCACCTATAGTTTCTCTTCTGGTAACATCAGTCCATATTTCAGGATCATCGATATCTCTGTATTCGGTTTGTAAAAATCCATTTGGCAATTGAACAATTCTCCAGTTTTTCTTCTGTGAAATATGTTTCCATGCTTTTATGGTATCTTCTGTTGGTTGTGGTGCACTATTCCACGTATTGGTGCGGGTATATAAAAACGTCATTGTTTTTGGTTTTAAGTTAAACGTTGGTTATTTATATTATCACTTGATAATTCGGTTATTTAAGCTTCTAAAGCTTCTATCCTTGCGGTTAATTCTTTTATTGCTCCAACTAGTAATGGAACTAGTTTGCTTTGGTCAATACCTTGAGGTATAATATTGTTATCTGCATCTACCGCATCTTTAATTCCTGTTACTGCTTCTGGAACTATTGGGGAAACCTCATGTGCTAAAAATCCATCTACAGTTCTTGAAGGTCCATCTGTTATAAAATTAAATCTACTTGGTTTTAATTGTTTTAATCTATCAATAGAATCTGTCATATCAACCACATTCTCTTTTAATCTATAATCAGAGCTAGTGTTGTATGCTACAGCGTTTACACCACTTTGACTAATACTACCACTAAGCGTGGTTGCGTAATAAAAAGCTATATGCTTGTTTCCAAAACCACTAGCTACTTTTATTGCTACAGGTGCTCCTGCAGCACTCCCACTGTTAGTATTAGCAAATGTAAAAGGTGTATTAGCAAAATTAGTAGTATTAACTGCTGTTGTACCTGTTATTGATGCGGATGGAGATGGTATCCATGATAAAACACCTGAAGCATCTGATTGTAACATTTTATTATTACCACCAGGTACAGATGTAGGAAAGTCAATACTATAGCTAGCTGACATAGCACCACCGCCTAATCCTAAGCTAAGATATTCAGTACTATTTAAATGTCCAATTTTTAAAACGCCACTAGAAACCCCGTCCTCTGGTTGAAGAGTAATAATACCTCCATTACCACCAACTTCTCCTACTGTTAAGCCACCAAAACCATCGTAAGTTAATTCACTATCACCATTAAAAGTTCCTGCTGAACTTTCAAACTGGACACTTCCAGCACCACCTACTGGAGATAGTCCAACTGGTTTATTAATCCATGATAAAATTCCTGTGCTAGTTGATTCTAATATTTTATTATTACCTCCTGGTCCAGCTGGAGGTAATATTATGTTGTAACTAGCCGTATCAACATCACTTCCTCTTATGGTAGTGTAATATGATTGACTTCCTCCACCTATTTTTAAAATAGCTCCATTCTCATCACTTTGTATTTCAATTGCACCAACAAGGTCTTGACCTGCGTCACCAACCGTTAATTTAGCAGCTGCTTCTTGTAATGAATAGGGATTAACTAAAAATGCTTGGTTACCGCTGAAATTACCATTAGCATCACGAAACTGAATAGATTGAAATGGAAGGCTTGGTGTATTAGAAGATGCATTTATTTGAATATTGTTGTTTACTAAATCTACTGTAGTATTAGTTCCTGGTATTATGTTTATAGAACCCACTAGTTGGTTTAGTGAATCTACACCAGAGTTAGTTCCTCCTGGAAATGTAGATACTCTAACCTGTTTAGTTTTGCTATTATCTGATTCATCAGATATTAATACTAAGTCATCTCCAGAAGGAAAAGCTTTTACTGGGTAAGTATATATTATAGCCATATGTTTTAATATTTTAGTAAAATCAATATATAAGTAAAAAAGGTCTAGATGTTGTTGGTTCTGATTTTTCAAGAAGAGCTTCAAGAGCAGTTACTGTAGGAGCATCCGTTTTAATTTTATCTGCTGTAAGTGATACAGTGCTATCGTGAATTGCTAACTTAGAATTATTCACAGGACTAGCATTATTTAAAGTTATTCCAGGATCACTCGCGGTAATAGGTATAACACCTAAAGGTTGTATTTCCTGTTCAATTGAAAAGCACACTACTATATTGTCACCTGCTGATATTGCTGTAGCTCCCTCTTCCACTGTTAGAGTTGAGCCAGATATTTGATCAGCACCTAACACTCCTTCAATTTGACCAGTACTCTGCAGCGAACCAGCATCTCCTTCGTCACCAATAACGCCTTTGTAAATTGCCACTGCTGTTACACTCTCTGCTAATTGAGAGGCTAGATTGTAAAATTTGAAATTTGTTGGGTCACAATTAGAAGGTGCTATCATTTGAAAAACATAAGTTCCAGTACTAGTTTCTCCAGCTAAATAACCATTAGCTGTTGTAAAAGGAAGTGTTTCAAAACCACCTGTGCCACTGCCAGAACCTGCATCACCCCACTCTAATTGATAAGGAGTAGAACCTATTGTTGAAGGTAGTTTTAGCACTTGACTAGCTGTACCTACCGAGTCAGGTAATCTAAGTATGTAGCTAGTTCCAGTTGTTACTGGACCTGATATACCTACATACCTATTATTTTCATCGTTGTAATACTTTACTAAACCACCTTGGTTAGATGAAGCTCCTGCTGCGACTGTTTGCCCGTATATAACTACTCCAGTTGTGTTAACATTAAGTCTATTGAACGAAGTAGTATTGGCTGTAAGTGATGTATCACTATACAATGTAACTGAGTCTGGTCCAGCTTTAATTTTTTCCCCTGAATCAGTATGTAATATAAAGTTATTACCTGCAGAAAAACCAAAGAAACTGTCGCTGTCTCCCAAGTGTTTGATATATCCAGGCATAAAAATACTACCTTCAACTTCAACACCGTCTGTACGTGTAAAAAACCTTTGTGAAGAATTAAAATATAAACCAGCA